TATACCGGAGTTGAGCTTACAACAAAAAAATCAAATGGACAAGGTCACGGAGCGAGAATAAAAACAAACATATCAATAGATCGCGTTGATCCAACTTTACCGTATCAAGAAGACAACATAGTATTTTGTTCATGGGAATTCAACCAACGGAAAAATAATGTCACACCTGATGATTGTAAACGAATACTGGAAGTATATGAGGAGATGAATGCCAAAAACTAAAATCATACTGGGTCCTCCTGGAACGGGCAAGACCCATAACCTATTGAATCTTGTTGAGCAGGAACTGGCGCGTGGCACATCCCCCGACCGTATTGCTTTTTTAGCTTTTACAAAGAAAGCGGCACATGAAGCGAGGGACCGGGCAATGAAGAAGTTTAATTTGGAAGAGCAACACTTACCATATTTCAGAACATTACACTCCTTTGCATTCCATGAACTGGGACTGACTAAAGCAGAAGTGATGTCAAGAGATAATTATAAAGAATTTGCGCAGGCATTCGGGATGGATTTAGGATCTGTTACTGATGGAGTTGACTCCGGTGGAGTATTTACCACAGATAACATATTGATAAATGAGGTTAATCTATCGAGAATGAAATGTATGGATTTGGAACATCATTATAATCATTCTAATCTACAAGACATTTCTTGGCATGCCTTATTAAGAGCACAAAGATCTATGGAAGAATTTAAGAAGAAAAAAGAACTATTTGATTTTACGGACATGATTGAACTATATCTAGAGTCTGGAATAGTTCCTAGACTAGATGTAGTGTTTGTGGACGAAGCACAGGATCTATGTAAATTACAATGGCGTATGATTAACAAGATTACACAGGACCCTGTCAAGAAGATTTATGTGAGTGGTGATGATGATCAAGCTATTTATACATGGGCTGGTGCTGACGTACATCATTTTATTAATCTTAAGGGAGAAACAGAAGTTTTAAAACAATCCTATAGATGTTCCAAGGTTATTCAGAATTTATCTCATAGAATAATTAATAGAGTTAATTATAGAAGAGAAAAACAATGGGAAGGAACAGAAAAAAATGGATTAGTTAAGTATCACACCTTTCCTGAGGGGGTTAATTTAAAAGAACCTGGTAGTTGGCTTATACTAGGTCGTACCAATTATTTATTAGACGAAATTGAAAGAGATGTTCGTTTACAAGGACTGCTTTACAAAAGAAATAATAAGCTACCCATATCACAAAAATTATTAAATGCCGCAGATGCTTGGAAACAATTAAACAGTGGAGGATATGTAGAATTATCTGATGTTAAAAACATTTATTCTTACATATCATCCCAAATTGGAATTGAGAGGGGACACAAACATCTTAGGACCGCTAATAAAGAAAAATATGAGCTTGAAGATTTAGTAATGCATCATGGCTTACTTGTAGGAGGAAGACCGTGGGACGTGGCTTTTGACAAGGTGGGAAATCGTGATAAAGAATTTCTACGTGCCATAGAAGTAAGAGGCCATAACTTAGATAAAGACCCTAGGATTAATTTAAGTACTATTCATGGAGCAAAAGGTGGAGAAGCAGATAATGTTATTCTTTTAACTGATCTGTCCAGGAAAGCTCAAGAAGCGATGGAAAAGAATTCTGATGATGAATGCCGTGTATTTTATGTAGGCGCTACACGTGCTCGTAACCAACTACATATAATACAACCACAAAGAGACGGAGGATTTATAATATGAAAAAAGAAGAAATACTAATGAAGGCCGCTGATTTAGTCAGCAACAGCAGACAGGAGTCACACGGTGATACATTCAAGAACCATGAGCAGATCGCTGACTACTGGAATACATATCTTGATAACAAACTTAAGCCAATGGCTTCAATAACACCTGATGAAGTGGCTATGATGCTTGGACTACTTAAAGTGTCCAGATCGCAGGTCGGTAAACACAACATTGATGATTATGTTGACGGAGCTGCGTATATGGCGATAGCAGGAGAACTCAAACTTGAACGTGGTGAGATCATGGGGGAAATAACCAGACAACATGTCATGAAACTCAACAAGGAGAGTAAATGACATACGATCTGTTTAACCAAAACATAGTTAAATCAGAATGGTTACACCCGACTGAATTTCCTTCAATGAAAGGAAGAAAGGTAGTGGCTATAGATCTGGAGACGTGTGATACAACCCTGAAGACAATGGGACCGGGATGGCCACGAAAGGTGGGATCAGTCATAGGTATTTCAATATCCAGTGGTGATTTCACAGCCTATTATCCAATTGCTCACCAAGGTGGGGGAAATATGGATGAAAAGAAAGTACTTAAATACATTAAGTCTGTGTGTGAAGACGATTCAATACAAAAAGTGTTTCATAATGCGCAGTATGATATTGGATGGTTATCCACTCTAGACATAGAAGTTAAAGGATATCTCCATGATACCCTGATTGCTTCCGCTTTACTGAATGAGAACAGGTATGCCTATACCTTAAATGCAATGTGTTCGGAGTATCTCGGAGAATGGAAGAATGAGAAGGTATTAAAAGAAAAGGCCGAAGAACTCGGACTGGATCCCAAAGCTGACATGTATAAAATGCATTCATCATTCGTAGGAGAATATGCTGAAGCAGATGCGCTACTGACCTACAAGCTTCACGAAAGACTCATGGTAGAAATAGAGAAAGATGCGCTGGAAGGTGTGTATGACATGGAGTGCAGGTTAATAAGAGTTATATTTAACATGACCAAGCGTGGCATTAGAATTGATATGACACGGGCTATGGATTTGAAACAAAAGCTGCAAATTAAAGAAAAAAAATATTTAAAAAGAATGAAAGATTTGACTGGCGGTGAAGTACAGCTTTGGTCAGCACGGTCAGTAGCTGATGCGTTTGACAGGGTTAATCTGGAATATCCACATACTGTCTTAGGAGCTCCCAGCTTCACCCAAACATTCCTGGAAACTCATAAGCATGAGCTTCCACGGATGGTGACAAAAGCAAGGGTATTGAATAAACTACAAGGAACTTTCATAGATGGGATAGCAAAATACATCCATAATGATAGGCTGCACGCACATGTCAATCAAATAAGAGGAGACAGTGGTGGAACTGTAACAGGAAGATTTTCCATGTATGCTCCTAATCTACAGCAAATGCCTATTAGAAGTGAGTTTGGATCAGAAGTAAGAAAGATATTTCTTCCGGAGCAAGGAGAGTATTGGATTTCAGCAGATTATTCACAGCAAGAACCTAGACTATTAACGCACTTCGCCATTCTTAATAAGAATGCAGGTGCTGACAAAGTACGAGAAGCGTTTATTCAAGGTTTAGATTTCCATCAACAGACAGCTGACATGGCAGACATATCCAGAAGACTGGCAAAGACCATTGGTCTTGGTGTCATGTATGGCATGGGTTACAAAAAGATGGCAGTGGACTTGGATATTACTCCAATGGAAGCTAAGGCAATGCTCAAGGAATTTAGAATTAAGGTTCCTTTCATGCAAGGAATGCTAGAGGCTGTGATGAACAGGGCTAATCAAGTAGGAACTATCAGGACTCTTCTTGGCCGTAAATGCAGATTTGATATGTATGAACCTAATTGGTATGAACCAAATAAATTTTACAAATCTATGCCTCTCAAGCAGGCAGAAGCAGAGTACGGCAATGTAAAGAGGGCTGGTACCTACAAGGCCCTTAACAGATTGATTCAAGGATCAGCTGCAGACCAGACAAAGAAGGCGATGGTTGATGTCTATGAAAAACTAGGCATTACACCGCTTCTACAAATGCATGATGAGTTGAATTGTAGCGTAAAGTCTGATAAAGAGGGGGTGGATGTTAAGAATATCATGGAAAATTGTATAAAGTTGGAAGTCCCTTCTAAAGTTGAATATAAAGTAAAAGATAACTGGGGCAACGCAAAGTGAACAGAGGATACAGAGAACAAGGTAAGAGTAAAAAACCTAAAGCAAAACCAGGCTTTGCCATAAACCCGGAGCAGATGGAGTATGAGAGACGCAAGCTGTTGGAAGAGATGTCTACTAAAATCACTAAAAAGAGTCTTAATAACATGGCCGCTGTGGCCGCTACGAAGGAGCCGGAGTACCTTGACGAGGAAGGAAACAGAAAAGAGCCAACCATGCGAGTATTATCACTCGGGGCAGGGGTTCAGTCATCCTGTCTGGCGCTCATGGCCCAGGAAGGACT